TCATACAGTGACAGCTTATCCAGGAAGCATAACGTACTCTGCAGAGATATTATTAGAAGCCCATGGTACCAGAAAAACTGGGGAGACCGGTTCAAGATCAAGGACGACGTCGACAGGCAGGATGAGTTCAAAAATAATCACCACGGAATGATGTTCTCCACGAGCGTAGGCGGCCGATTAACCGGTGAAGGCGGAGACGTAATCATCGTGGACGACCCGCAAAATCCTCTCATGGCCAACAGCGCCACAGAGAGAGAAGCATCGATAGCATTCTTTAAGAACACGCTGCAGACCCGTCTCAATGATCCGAAAAAAGGCGCAATAATCGTAATCATGCAGAGACTGCATGAGAACGACCTGACAGGCTACATTCTTTCAGAGCAGCTGGGATATGAACATATATGTCTGCCGGCAGAAGCTCCGGAAAGGACAGTTATTCATTTCCCGATAAGCGGCCGGGAGATCATCCGGGAGGAAGGAGATCTTCTCAATCCAGGACGATTTGACAAAGAAGCCCTGGAAGGCCTCAAAAAGTCCATGGGAAGCGCTCAATACGCCGGCCAATTCCAGCAGACACCGGCGCCGGCTGAAGGTTTAATATTCAAGAGAGAATGGCTGGGGAATTTCTTCAAGGCAGCACCTCACCAAAGCATGCTTATTCAATCCTGGGATATGCCGTTCACTAAAAGCGAAGGCAGCGCCAAATGTGCAGGCATTGTCACGGGAAGGAATGGCTCCAACATTTACATCCATGACCTGGTGAACGACAAAATGAGCTTCACAGAGAGCGTGGCTGCAGTTCGCACACTTACAGGCAAGTGGCCAAAAGCCAGAGCGAAGGTTATAGAAAACAAAGCAAATGGCCCGGCCATCGTTGACCTTCTGAAAAAAGAGATCCCAGGCATGGTGGAGTTTAACCCGAAGGGCAGTAAGGAAGAGCGTGCAATCAGTGTAACACCTTACTTTGAAGCGGGAAATATCTGGTTCCCAGATCCAGAAACGCACCCATGGGTACACGACTTAATCAATGACCTTTTGATATTTCCAAAAGGGCAATACAAGGATACAGTAGACGCCCTGGTGCAAGGGATTTTATATCTCATGGATAAACCGTCCATGACAGGACCGCCAAAGACCAGTACGCTCACAAAGAGCAGCTACTGGCGGCGATAACAAAAAGCACTATACAAGCACAGTGCAAGTATGGTGCTTGAATGATACCAATACCAACCCAGCACAGGGAGAGCACAACAAAAGGTGAGGTAACCTCAAAAACAGCGTCGAATGATAAAAATCGACACAAAAATGATGAGCTTACAAAAGCGTTCAAAACGCTTATTTTTTATTCGCTTCAACCGTTCCAAACCCAGCAATAATGCGGCTTTGCAAAAAGCACAGTGCAAGCACAGTGCAAGCACCATACAAGCACAGTAAAAGCACAGAACGAGCCCTGCTGGTACCCTATTACCTTTAACCTATTACCTTTTACCTATTACCTATCACTATATAGTGCGACGGGTAGGATGGGAAAGGAGGGATAAATTAAAACAGAGAGGAGAGATCCATCATGGACACCAAAGGCTATCAATTAAGGGCCCGTTTCCTTCAGGAGGCTGAAGAGAAAGGACCTACAGCTCAAATGTTGATAGTAGCTGTCAAGCTGCCAACCGGAGCCGTCGAGCTTATCACAAACACGGCCATGCTGCACACGAAGATAGACTACTACAAAAACGCCTACGACGAGGAATTCAGGCTGAAAGGAAACTCCAACGTGCAGATAGTAGGGTTCATGTTTGTGTAGCCAAGATAAGGCGGAAAGGGAGGTGAGAAAGTAAATGGCTAACGATAATTTCAGGGAAATCGGCCGCATCGGACAAAAAAGATATGGTGGCTTTTTCTTTGAGGAATTCCTGAAAGATCTCCAGGGAAGGAAAGGCGTCGAGGTTTATAGAGAGATGAGTGAGAACGACGATGTGATCGGAGCAATTCTCTATGCCATTGAAATGCTAATCAGACAAGCGTCCTGGATGGTTCAACCGGGAGGACCCACAGCAAAGGATGAGGAAGCTGCAGAGTTCATCTACCAATGTATGGACGATATGCAGGATACCTGGACCGATACCATATCGGAAATCCTTTCATTCCTGACATATGGATGGAGCGCTCACGAAATCGTTTATAAGCGGCGCGCCGGCAAGAGCAAGGATCCAAGACTTAACAGCAAATACAGCGATGGCCTCATAGGATGGCGCAAGCTCCCGATAAGAGCCCAGGAGACCCTCTGGGAATGGGTATATGACGACGAGGACAATCTTCTCGGAATGATCCAGATGCCGCCGCCAAAGTATGAGCTCATCACGATACCAATTGAAAGGCTTCTAATCTTCAGGACCAAGAGCAGGAAAGGCAGCCCGGAAGGAAAGAGCATCCTCCGTAATGCATACCGCAGCTGGTACTTCAAGCGCAGGATCCAGGAGATAGAGGGAATAGGTATCGAAAGAGACCTGGCCGGTTTTCCGACTTTGACAGCTCCGGAGGGAATGAACATCTGGGATGAAGACGACCCGGAAATGGTAGCTGTCAGGATGGCTGCAGACAGGATCGTCCAAAATATAAGACGAGACAGCCTGGAAGGTTTGACATTGCCGGCCGGCTGGAAGCTGGAGTTATTAAGCACAGGAGGACGCCGGCAGTTTGACACCAATGCAATTATTGAGAGATACGACACCAGGATAGCAATGACCGTCCTGGCCGATTTTGTTTTATTAGGTCACCAGAAGGTGGGAAGTTTCGCACTGTCCAGCGATAAGACAGAACTCTTTGCAATGGCCGTCGGAGCATACCTTGACATCATCTGCGAAACTTTCAACAACAAGGCAATCCCAGCGCTGATTGGTTTAAACGCTCAACACTTCGCCGGCATCACCGATTATCCTACGCTGCAGCATGGCGACATTGAGAGCGCAGACATTCAGGCTCTGGCCTCTTATATCAAGGATATGACAGGCGTCGGCATACTGGTACCGGACGACCACCTCGAAGATTATGTGAGAGAAGTGGCCGGCCTGCCAGAAAGGCTGGATGAAGGGACCAATCCAAGGAAGCCAAGGCCAACAAGAGAGCGCAATCCTGACGTTCAGCCAGGCAAGGAGGCAGACATTGACGATCTGGGATATTTAGAGGACGATGAGGAAGCTGTAAAGAAGGCCATGGAGAGATTGGGGAGGTATGATTGATGTTCAGGATCCGGAAGTCAATTCACCTTCATCCGATATACAAGGCAAAGAAGAAAAGTAAAGCAGCGCAAGAGGTCCTCGACAAATTAAACGCATTCCTGGACGCAACGGAACCGGAGCCGGTTTATTTCCTCACCAGGCTATGGAACGACCAGCAGCAGGCAATAACATACAAGGAGCTGCGTGAGGCAATCCTCAACGGCTACATCGACGTGAAGACCATCCAGGCCTGGCAAAACGACTACGCAAACTTTGTAAACGAGCACCTGAAGCCCCTATGGATAGAGGCCATGCAGGCAGCAAATGCAGACTTGATGGCAGCGCATCCGGAATATTTCTTTGACCCCATGAGCCAGGGTGTCCTCAAATGGATCAACGAACACGGTGCCCAATGGGTAACGGTAATAGCGGAGGAACAGAAGGAAGCAATATCGGCCATGCTGCAGCATGCATACAGCGGAGCCTTCACCGTAGATGAGCTGGCCAGAACGATCCGGGCGACAATTGGCCTAAATAAGGTCCAGGCCAAGGCCAACCTGAACTATTATCAGCATGTGAAAAACACACTCCTGGAGAACAACCCAGGAATGAAGGAATCCACGGCCCAGAAAAAGGCTCAAGAAGCAGCGGCAAAATATGCAGCCAAGCAGCATAGGCAAAGAGCTTTCACTATTGCCACAACCGAAATGGCATTCGCTTATAACAAGGGAGCTGACGAGGGCATGAAGCAGGCCCAGGAGCAGAACCTCATAGGCAAGGTGGTGAAGGTTTGGAGCACGGCCGCAGATGAAGGTGTATGCTCTATATGCGGAGCTTTGGACGGCGTCGAAGTGGAAATGGGCGCTGATTTTGATTTCAAAGGTAACGAGCTATACAGCGGCCAGAAGGAAACCCCGCCGGCACATCCACGCTGCAGATGCGCGCTGCTTTATGTGGAAAAAGAACCACCGAAATACCAGACGGTACCGGACGAGGACATGATCCAGAGCTGGAGCCCCGAAGACCAGATACCGGCGCCGGAACCCACGGAATCAGCAAAGCCAATGATACCACTGTCAGAGGAAATGCCGCCAGGCATGAAATACAATGGCAAGGCAAACCTCGGGGGAACCGGTGAGATGCATTCATACATCGACGAGAATGGCCAGGAATGGTTATTCAAGCCAGCACAAAGCAAATCCGGAAAGCAGGAAGCCTTCAGAGCATATGTCCAGGAAGCCGGATACAAGGTCCAGGCGATAATAGATCCGGACACAGCGGTACCGGTAGGGACAGGAGAGCTGGGCGGCAAGTTTGGAGCTTTCCAGAAGAGAATAACAACCATAAGCGACAAAATAGACCTGAAGCATTGGCAATACACCAGTGAACAGCTACCACCAGGAATGGCAGCGCAGCTACAAAGAGAGCATGTAACTGATTGGCTATTGGCCAACTTTGACAGCCATGGTGGTAACTTCGTAATGGACGAGGCAGGACGGCTCATAGGAACAGACAAAGAGCAGGCATTCAGGTACATCAAGGAGATAGGCGCCCAGCAGATGAGCTACACATATCACCCCAATGCAACCTACGGTGAGACAGAGCCAATTTATAATACTTTATTCCGGAGATTTGCAAAGGGAGAGATTGACCTGGATCTACAAGACACCTTGACATACATCAAGAGAGTGGAGGCGATCCCGGACGATCAGTACCGCGAGATATTCAGGAGCTATGCAGAGACCCTTCACGGGAAAGGAAAAGAAGCAGAGGAACTGCTGGACCAGATCGTCGAGAGAAAAAACCGGTTAAGAGAAGACTACCGCCAGTTTTTCAGCGACCTTCTCACAGAGCGAACCGGTAAAAAACAAGTGTTCGTCTGGGCGGACGAGGCTGCAGAGCATATGAAACAGCCCCTGACGGCAGTAACACACAGCCCGGAAACCCTGCAAAAGATGAACATGGCCGAGCTCAAGCAATTGGCCAAGCAAAAGCAGATCCCATACTACAACAACATGAATAAGACCCAGCTGGTAACAGCCATATCGGACCCGGTAAAGGCACCGGAAATGAGTGCCCAGGTAAGGAACAGGCTGCTGGCCAACGAGGCAGCCAGGAAAGCAGCAGCGAGGGCACCGGTGCCACAGAAGGCCAAAGAAATCGTATCTGCAGATGAAATATTCAAAGACGCCTCAATCATTCCAGAGAAAAAGCTGGGAGTTCCGGTCAGAAGCGATAAGGGCAGCGTTGAAGGTCTCAATTTAACGGCCAGGAGAATGCGGTTATTAGACGACGCAAGCGGTACGGAATATGAGGTCTATGAAATAACCGGCAAGCTGACCAGGGAAACATGGTCCAAGACATGGGACAAGATGAAACCCATAGGAGAGATAGGAGAGCTTGAATTTGAGCTCGCAGACGATGCCAAAAAGCTCTTTGCTTCCAA